GAATCATTAAATGAAATTTTGAAACTTCTAAATGAAACGTATTGATATTTATATGAAAAAGGAATGTAACGATGGATTATTCAGAAAATCGCCCGATATGGCCAGGAAGTTCTTCATTTACTCCCGGTGATACCCCGTTTGGATTTTTTGATTCTGATTCTACATTTCAACTTCACGCAGATAAATTTGCTAAACATGCAGCTCAAGTATTAGGATATCCAATAATGGATGTGGAGATGCAACCAATTAATTTTTATACTGCATTTGAAGCTGCCGTTATTGAATATTCAAATCAAGTAAATCAAGTAAATATTGCTAATAATTTATTGAATACATTAGGAGTACAAACCGGTTCTAGTTTTTTACAAGGAAATAGTTTTACCGATTCATTGATTGGAAATTCATTTGGATATATTAGTAAAATATCAAAGGCATACGGTACGGAAGCTGATTCAGGCGGACATTTAAGATGGTATACAGCATCAATCGATGTTATTCCTGGCCAGCAAACATATAATATTCGTACTGCTATTTCTAAATCTATAGGATTAGTTTTAACTACTAGTTCAATTGAAATAAAACGAGTATTACATCAAATGCCGCCGGCGATTGTAAGATATTTTGACCCGTTCGTAGGGACTGGTTTAGGTTCACAACAGCTCTTAGATGCATTTGATTTTGGTGGATTTTCTCCGTCAGTATCATTTATGATGATGCCAATACATGCAGATTTATTTAGATTGCAAGCAATTGAATTTAATGATATGGTTCGTAAATCATATTTTTCTTTTGAAGTGCATGGTGATGATATTAAATTTTATCCGGTACCATCAAGTGGTACGGGGTCAATGGCATCATCGATATTTTATAAAAAAGTATGGATTGAATTTGTATTAGAAGATGACAAAACCAATTCAGCTGTATTATACGGCAATACAGCACTTATGCGAGGTGTTGTAACGGACGCATCAAATATACCATATACATATCAAACATACAACAGAATTAATGATATGGGGCGTGCGTGGATTTTTAAATATGCAACCGCAACCGCAAAAGAAATGTTAGGATATATCCGAGGCAAATATTCAAATGTTCCTATACCAAATGGCGAAGTAACATTAAATGGATCTGATTTAACATCTCAAGGTCAATCTGAAAAAGGAGAATTGATAACTCAACTTCGAGAATTTTTAGAAAAAATGACTAAAGAACAAATGATGACGCGACAAAATGCCGAATCAACACAAATGAATGAAATACTTGCAAGAGTTCCATTAAAAATATATCTAGGATAAGGAGGTTGAATGGCACTTTTTGGTACACAGAGAGATGCAAAATTTTTAGCATCAATAAATCGAGAATTGATCAATTCAATTGTAGATACTGAAATTGAATTCTATAAACTTATTGTAGAAAACACAGAATCAAATATCTACGGAGAATCTGATTCAAAATCATATTATGATTCGATATTGTTACCATGTATGATTACTAAAGATGATAAATCAGCAACCATGGATGATTATGGACATAGTTATACGAGAACATTGACATTTGGAGTTTCTAGAGATTTATTAGAACGTGCAGATTTTTATCCAGAAGTTGGTGATATTGTATTTTGGGACAATGAATATTATGAATTAGATAACGTTGATGCAAATCAGTACTTTGCTGGTAAAAATCCAGAAACGTGGCCAAATGGTAGTTCTCATGGTTATAGCGTTTCTGTTATATGTAATGCACATGCAACTCGTCAAACGCCATGGGGTATTTCAAATATACGACGAGGTGGTAATAATTCATCATTTTCATATAAAGGATAACAATGCCTAGATTAAATAGACAAAATATAGATCGAAAAACCAATAAACCTAATCCAAAATCAACGGAAGGGTTTGGTGATGATCTATTATTAAATCGGGCAAATCAAACGCGTCGAGATGATGATGTGATAAAATCAACTCAGCGAACTCTTTATGATATTGATTATGCAATTAAATGGTTTGTAGAAAACGAAATACAACCACAAATTACCGCAAATCAACAATTAATTCCAGTTCCTGTAATTTTTGCAAGTGGAGAAAAATGGGACAATGTACGCAGATTAGGATATCTTCGTGATGAAAAAGGAATGTTGCAATCTCCATTAATCATGTTGAAACGAAATAGTGTAGCTGAACGAGATAATCAACGATCATTGGATGTTAATAGACCATACCCAACTAATTATATTGTACATAGAAATAAATACAACGAACGAAATAGATATGAAGATGATTTATTTCCAATACCAACAAACTCGCCAGCTGAATCTCAAAAAATTTATATTGTAGACATACCAAAATATGTTACCGTAGAATATGATATGATGCTATGGTGTGATTTTACTACGCAAATGAATGATTTGGTAGATCAAATTTTACCATATGGTCGATTTGCTTGGGGTAATGGTGGAAATAAATTTCAAACTACAATTGGTTCAATTAGTTTTGAAACGGTAAATACAATTGGAGAAGATCGTTTAATACGGGCAACTATACCATTAACGGTATTAGGAACATTATTATCAGATCAAGAAGCACGTATATCAACTATCAAGAAAATGTTTTCACCTAAGAAACTTTCATTTGATCAATATGTTGATGTTGGTAATACTAATATATTTCAAACTACATCAGTACCAATTGAAGTACTTCAAGCACAAACTAGCGTATTCTCAGGATTGTCAGTTACCGTCGGCGGCGGCGGCGTTGTTACAAACCTCACTCCGGATATAATGTTTTATTTAACGGCCGTGCAAGAACGACAAGCTACATATATAAATTCATTTACCGCACAAATAAATTTTGGTTCAGCTGTAAATCCTGTAACTAAATTGGGTGCAACATATCATGAATTTGATATATTTATCAACGGTCAGTATATTGATAAAGCATTATACAATTGGACACCTAGTGTTAATGCACCTCAAACAATTATTTTTGATACTGCAACAATTGGATATAATTTAACACCTGCAGATACTATTATTATCAAAGGGAGATGGGCGCAATGAGTCGCGGAAAATTAATATTTAATATATCACAGTTACCAACCGGATCATATGAAATATCAGGTTCATTTTTTGGCACATCTTCTTGGGCGCAATCTGCATCATATGCACTACAATCTACGTCAGCATCATTTGCATTAACTGCATCTAGATCGTTATTAAGTATTGATACTGCATCTGTAAATAATGCAACTATAACATTTACTAAAGGAAATGCAACAACGTTTCCTATTACAATTAATAATGTAGTTAATGCAGTAGTGCTGTTATTACGGGTTCATTAGAAATTAAAAGTAATACAAATGACGTATTTTTAATAAAAAAAATTAATAATCAACCTATACTAACCGTATCGCAAAGTGGTATAGTTATTATAGCAACACAAAGTATAGAATTAACAAGCTCTGCACCAAATGGTGGAATATATTTTACATCTGGATCTTTTTTTGTAGGTTTAGACTAATGCATATATTTATATAAAATAGGAAAATAAATGGCAACTTGGAAAAAAGTAGTAGTATCTGGCAGTAATATTTCACAATTAAATAATGATGCTAATTATTTAACATCGGTAACTCAGCAAAATACATTTGCTACTATGTCCATTAATGGAATCAGCGTAATAGCAGATAATGCTGTAGATACATTAACCTTTGCATCAGCATCGGGAGCAGGTTTAAATATCGTAGGAGATGCTGGTGCCGATTCTATTACATTTACGTTAGGTGGTATTCCAAATGCAAGTTTAACTAATTCTTCAATTACTGTTGCAGGTACGTCAGTATCATTAGGCGGCAGTGTTACTCAAACACAAACTGCAATTTCTTCATCAGTATTATCATCGCCAAATCAAGGTGAAGCACTTTTAACAAACAATGGTGTTGCTGGATCGACTATAGATTTAGGATTACAAACTACAGATTCTCCTACATTTGTTGGATTAACATTAACAGGTAATTTAGTTGTATTAGGTACAGCATCATTTCAAAATACACAAAATTTGTTAGTAGCAGATCGTTTTGTATTATTTGCATCAGGATCTAATACTACCGGAGATGGTGGTATTGTAGTACAACAAGGCACTCAAAACATTGGCGAATTGTATGGATATGATAGTGGCACAACACGTTGGGGATTTACTTCATCATTTAATTCAACAGGTAATTCTTTTGTTCCCGCAGTATATGCCGGAGCGGTAGAAACTAGTGCAGTTGCTCCTAGTGCAGCACCAATCTATGGAGGTTCTGGTGCAGGTCAAGGAACAATACACGTTGATACAAACACCGGAGACATTTTCATTTACGTATAAAATTAAATAAGTTATGAGCATAATAGACAAGTTAAAATCACAACCAAAATCTCAACCAGCAATTCAATTATCAAAACAAGAAATTGAATTTTTATTAGGTATACTTAAAGATGTTTCTGTTCGTGGAGAACATGTTGAAACATTTTATAACATCATACTAAAATTACAAGAGCAATATCTAAAACAGTGATATTTATTATAAATGTTGTAGGCCGAAAGGAAGTGGGCACACGCACGGCATAAGTGTATGTAACCAACCGCAACACGAAAGGAATATACTATGCCCTCATGGAAAAAAGTCATAACGTCTGGCTCTGATGCTGCGTTAAATTCAATTAATGTAACTAACGGTTTAACACTTACCGGCAGTTTAAATCATTTTGGTAATTACAATCATACGGGTAGTGTTAATCACTCAGGTAGTAAATTTTTAAATGGTATATTTGTTCAAACCGGTTCATTATCTATAACAGGTTCGACAACTCAAATAGGAAATAATACGTTATTAGGAACAACAACATTATCCGGTAGTATTACTATTTCTGGTTCAACAACGGTACCTGCAACTCCTACAATTAAAATATACGGGGATATGGAAACTGATGGCGTAATTAAATTTATGCCTGTAAGTAAAAATATTGACACATCTATATCTGCATCTTATATTTACGTTTCTGGTTCAACGAATGACTTGTACTTTTCGCAAAATGGAAGCGGTTATAATAACGTAACTCGTTTACGATGGTTAGAGGGTAATTTATATACTGGATTACTACATGGAGGTTTAATCACAACACAATCATCTACCGTTTATCAAATTTCAAGTGGTAGTGGTATTATAGTAAACTTAAATGCTTCTTTAACAACAGATCCATATCCAGAAATACAATTTTTACAATGGGGAATGTTATCTGCAAGTATTAGTGCATTTACTGCTTCATATCAACAAGCTTTCGTTGGCATTGATTCGACTGGTAATATTTTTGCGCAAGGAACGCCTTTTAGCAACGGTCAATTTGATAGCATAATTAACATAGGTGGAGTATTTTTTCAAAATCAATCTACAATTAATGGCTTTAAAACACAGCCTTCTGTAGCATATGGATTTGAACAACAACAAAATACATTTAATAGAGCATTCGGTCCATTAAAATTATCAGGATATATTTTATCGCCGAGTGCTTCATCAACTGGTAGCCTTATCGTAACTAGCGGAACGGCTTATGCACCGGGAGCTAATTATACAGTAGATCCAAATGAACCGTATTACACCGTTGATAATGGAACTACTATATCTAAGATATTTCGATATCATCAGTCTGGTTCTACATGGATATATGATACAAATGCTGCTGCGGGGTATACTACAATCAACCCAGGACAATATTCAAATAATGGAGTACTTACAACGGTACAACCTAATGACTGGTCAATACAGCGAGTATTTTGGTTTCCAAATTCAGTTGTTAAAGCAATAGTGTCCCTGGTGGTTTATTTAGACAAGTTGGAGGATCTGGCGGCGGCGGTTCTATAATAACCCAAACATTATCGGGTCTGTCAGATGTATTGATATCAGGACCAACTAATGGTCAGCCATTGGTATATAACAATACTTCTGCTAAATGGCAAAACTCATCAACATTAACAGCAAGTCTATCGGGCAATGCAAGTACTGCTACTAGTGCATCATTTGCAACTACGGCATCATATGTTAATCCACTTAATCAAATCGTAGAATTAACCGGCTCATTGCAAATACAAAACAATGTAGATACTACAGCTCGAACATTATTCGATACAAATAATACTAGCAGTTTAAATTGGCAGTCTAGATACTTGTATGATAATGTCGGCAATATTTCAGTCGACTGGACAGACAAAAAATTATACGATTCAAATGTAGCCAATAGCATATTATGGAATGCTAGACAATTAATTAAGTCAGATGGAACTACCGTAACATTGGATTGGGAAAATGCAACATTTACTGGTTCTGTTTTAGGTACCGCATCATTTGCTCAAAAAGCTTCGACTGTAACAATATCAAATGATGTAGATACCAGAATAGTAACTGCGAATGGAGATTCAACACTAAATGCTGAAGGCAATTTAACATTCAATGGACAAACATTGAGCGTACTTTATGGCGTAGGCGACGAAGGTGGCGAAATACTCTTAGGTAAAGCTGCAACTAATACGACACTTACAGGTAGTGGTATAACAGTTGATGTATATCAAAATAAACTTAGATTCTTTGAACAAGGAGGCTCCGCTCGAGGATTTTACTTAGATATATCAACCGGCGGCGGCGGCGCATCAACTAATTTAGCTTCCGGCGGGGGAACCGTAACATCGGTATCGGCATCGGGTACGGTATCTGGTATTACTTTAGGAGGCGGTCCGATCACCGGTGCGGGTACATTAACATTAACTGGTACTATTTCTGGTTTAACAACATCTAATTTATCTGCAACAGCCGGTATATTAAATGCACAGTTAGCTAATAGTAGCATTACCATCGGTTCAACTAATATAGATTTAGGTGATACTGCGACAACATTAGCAGGATTAACTTCCATATCTGCAACTTCATTTACGGGTAGTTTGCTTGGTACGGCATCATACGCTAACAATTCATTATCAAGTTCATTTGCAACAACTGCCTTAACAGCATCATATGTAAATGACCTCAATCAAAATCTTACCATTAATGGAAATTTCATAGTTAATGGTAGCGCTTCATATACATATGTTACTGCATCAAATTTAGATGTGGGAACTAACTTTATATCCGTTAACGTTGCTGAACCAGCAGAACGATTCGGCGGGTTACGAGTATATGATTCGGGGTCAGTATCACATTTAGCAACAGCTAGTTTAGCGTGGGACTCACTAAAAAATCATTGGATTTATCAAAATGCATCGGGTAGTACGTATTCCGGCGGCATGCTATTAGCAGGTCCTCGTAATACTGGGTCTTTAGGAGATGAACCTAGTTTAACAAGATGGTTTGTTGCTCGATCAGATGGTGGAGACCATTTAGATAATACACAAATATTTAGTTCTGCTTCTATTCATATTATTACAGGATCAGCTGAAATTACAGGTTCATTAGGTGCTACGGGTTCATTTAGTGTCCAAACTTATAATGGAATATCTGATGTAACTGCATTGTCATTTGATGGCGTTACGCGACTCATTAATGATGTACAAGGAAATCAAAGCATCAATGCAGATGATAG